TACAAGAATGGAATGGTTCATGGGTGCATACTTCTGAATATGAAGCAAAGCAACCTCAATTAGATCCAACTCCGACAACAGCTGATCCACAAGGTTTACAATATGCTCATCCAGATCGAATAGAGCCCCCTGTATTAATTTTATTAACTCCAGATCCGTTTGAGACAATTATCTATTCAAGTGATACTTATGTAAATGTATTCTCACAAAATCATCAAAGAGAAACTGGTAACATTGTAAGATTTAGAGGACCAACGGATGATACAGGTTTTACCAATGTTCCTTCTTTTAATGGTGTTACAGATATTTCAAATTCAAATGGTTTTACGATTACAATTGGAAAAATAGATTCTTCTGGTAATATAACTGATACAACAAACTACTTTCATTTTGAAAGTGCCGATACGGCAACTACAGGAGGAGTAACGGGAGGTGGTGCTGAATGCACTGCAGGCCCAGTAACTTTACAAGCTTAATATGACATACGCAGAACTTGTTCAAAAAATTAGAGATTACACAGAAGTAGATGCAAACGTATTTACAGCAACGATTGTTAATGGATTTATATTAGATGCTGAATTTAGAATTTTAAGAGATGTAGATTCTGACAATAATAGAGAAGAAGCAACAGCAACTATTGTTGCAGGTCAAAAATTTGTAAATACTCCTTTTCCAAACACTGGAGGGGTTTTAATAGTACAAGAAGCTTATATTATTCCTAACTCTGTATATACAGGGGATGTCGCTGTATTAGAATATAGAGATCTTGGCTTTATTAATGAATATAATGCCTCTTTAACTCAAGCTTTACCTAAATATTTTAGTTATTACGACGATGACACACTAGTTTTAGCCCCTATTCCAAATCTTAATTATGAAATGCAATTAAATTATATCTTGAAACCGGCTGGATTATCGAGTAATAATACAACAACATATTTAAGCTTGCAATTTCCCACTGGCTTATTGTATGCATGCCTTGTTGAGGCGTACGGTTTTTTAAAGGGTCCTGCGGACATGATACAATTTTATGAACAAAAGTATCAAACTGCGTTACAAGGATTCTCTATTGAACAAATGGGAAGAAGAAGACGAGATGAATTCCAAGAGGGTTCACCTTCGATTCAAAAACAAGGATAATAATTAGGAGTTAAATATGGCTATAACACAAGCAGTTGCAAATTCTTTTAAAGGACAACTTTTACAAGGAGTGCACAATTTTACTGCAGCTTCAGGAAATGTTTTCAAGCTTGCTCTATATACTTCTGCAGCAACTTTAAATTCTGCTACGACTTCATTCACTACAACAAATGAAGTTGCAAACACTGGTCAGTATGTGACTGGTGGTGGAACTTTAGCAAATGTGTCACCAGTTGTTTCAAGTGGTGTAGCATTTATAGATTTTGCAGATATATCTTTTACTGGAGTTACTTTAACTGCAGCAGGAGCTTTAATTTATAATACATCAGCTACCGTTACTAACGCGGCAGTATGTGTTTTAAGTTTTGGTGGAGATAAAAGTGCAACATCTGGAACATTCACTGTTCAGTTTCCAGCGGACAATAATACATCGGCTATATTAAGAATTTCATAATAGGAGTTACCTATTATGGTAGAATTTTTAGTTACAGTACCCGGTGGAACAGGTGGTGGTTACTACATCGATGGTGTACAAAAACCAATCGTACCTGTTGTAACGGGTGGCACATTTAGATTTAATCAAAATGATGCAAGCAATAATGGTCATCCATTAATTTTATCTAGCACAACTAGCACTGCTGGAATTATTTCCACAGGCGTAAGTTATTATTTAGATGGAGCATCTAATTCTACAAATTATCGAAATACATCTTTATTCAACGCTGCAACTGTAAGATATATAGAAATTACAGTCACACAAACATCAGATTTTTATTACATATGTAATGTTCATGGCTCAGGAATGGGTAATGTTATGGATATTACTTCTAATACTTGGAGTGCATTATCTTGGAATGCAGGTAATTGGAATGATCAAGCTGATATTGATTTTATACCTACAGGAATTAATTTAACAACATCACTTACTAACGTAGATGCTTTTCCAAATGAAGGTTGGGGATCTGATAGATGGGGTATTGAAAATTGGGGACAAAGTGGTCTTAATGTAACTGTCACCGGTAATACTTTAACTACAAATCTTGGTCCACAATTTGGTTGGGGTCAATCAACTTGGAATTCTTCTGAATTTCAATGGGGTGGAATTTCAATAACAAGCGTAGCTATTGGACAACAAGTAGATGTCAATGGATTAGAATTAATAACAACATTAGATTCTGCAACAGAACTTATTACAGTAGATACTTTTCCAGATGGAGTACAATTAAATACAACATTAGGAGAAGTTGATGTAGGTCCTGATGCCAATGTTACAGGGGAATCGTTAACTTTAGTAGTAGGAAGTGTTCAAGCTTATAACGTAGAGGGTTGGGGCAGAGAAACTTGGGGTGAAGATGTTTGGGGAGCTGAAGGACTTTGGGAATCAGTATCTGTTACAGGTCAAGAATTAAATATATCTCAAGGTGATGAAGATGTTGAAATTGATGTAACTGTTGAAGTATCTTCAATTGCAGAAGTTGGTTGGGGTATAGTTGGTTGGGGATTAGATCCTTGGAATGAATCAGAAGTAGATATTACAATGTCTATTGCTGAAGGAACTGTAGATCCTTCGCCAGATGCCATAGTAACAGGCATTGGAATGACTGTAGATTTAGATCTTGGTACAGTTATTATTGGAACAGGAAATGTTGAGGTTACAGGTGAACAATTAAATATAGGCCAAGGTACAGCTTCTGGAGAAGCACTTACCCTTGCAGAAGTTACAGGAATAGGATTAACCTTAGATTTAGGGGTTGTTTTTGCTGGTGCTAATGTTGTAGTAGAAGCTACAGGAAATATATTGACTATATCTCAAAATAGCGCTAGTGTTCAAAGCTGGACTAAAATTAACACCGGAACTGTTGTTACTTGGACAGAGATTGACACAGCCGCATAAATTTAATAAAATAAACAAATAAGGATAAAATTATGGCATCAAGTTATTCAACAGACCTTAAACTAGAAATCCAAGTTACAGGCGAAAACGCCGGTACATGGGGTGATATTACAAATACAAATTTAGTTATTCTTCAACAAGCAATTGCTGGTTATGAATCGGTTGCATTAAATGCAACAACAGGAGTTACATTAACATATACTAATGGTGCTCTTTCAAATGGTAAAAATGCAGTATTAGAACTTTCAGGAACTATTACAGGAAACGTAGATGTTACTATTCCTTCAGATGCAACAGGACCAGATGAAAAAGTTTATGTAATTAAAAATAGCACATCAGGTGCTTTTACTGTAACAGTAAAAGTTGCAGGTCAAACAGGAGTTACTTTCTCTGCAACAGATAAAGGAACAAAACTTTTATATTTAAATGGAACTGATGTTGTAGATTCTAACATTGGAAAATTATCAAATGACGCTGCTCCACAATTAGCTGCAAACTTAGATACTAATGCAAAAAATATTTTAATTGATAGTGGTAATTTTATTGGCGATGAAAATGGTAATGAGCAAATTAAATTTGCAACCACAGCATCTGCAGTAAATGAAATATCCGTTACAAACGCGGCAACAGGAAACGCTCCAGCTATTTCAGCAACAGGTGGTGACACTAATGTTGGTATAACTTTAACACCAAAAGGAACTGGAAGAATTACAAATAATGGTGAGACTAAAATATTTGGTGTATTTGAAGGTGCAACAATTTCTACAACTTTCATAACATCATTTACATATGACGTACTTACTCAAGCTGTTTATTTTCAAAACGTTGACTTAGGTGCAAACTTTACAGTTAATTTAAGAGGTGATGCATCTAATGCATTAAATGCAGTTTTAAATACAGGTGAATCTGTAACTGTTGCGTTAATCACAAAACAAGGCAACACAACATTTTATAACAACGTAGTACAGGTTGATGGAACAACAACAAACGTTACAGTTGTTTATCAAGGTGGAAGTGCTCCAACAGCTGGAAACGCTTCATCTAATGATGTCTACACTTACACAGCTCTTAAAACAGCAGCATCAACTTACACAATTTTAGCAGCATTAACGCAATTTAAATAAGGAGTAGAAAGAATGCCTTTACAATCAACACGCGGAGCTGGATCAGCAAAAGGATTTGGATTGACGAGTGGGAAACCAATATATCCATACGATATCGAATTTTTAGTTATAGGTGGTGGAGGAGGTGCTGGTTCTGTCGCTAATGGAGGTGGAAACCATTGTTTTGGAGCTGGAGGAGGTGGTGCGGGTGGATTTAGAACATCAACTCAATCAATAACAGCAACAAAAGTAATTACAGTAACAGTTGGAGATGGTGGTGCTGGGGGTGTAGATGGAAGTGGTTCACCTGCTGGTGCTGGTGTGTCAGGTTCAAATTCTAGTATTTCAGGAACTGGTTTAACAACAATAACTTCTGCAGGAGGAGGTTATGGAGGAACAGAAGATGTTGCTGGTGCTAATGGTGGTTCAGGAGGTGGTGCTGGTGGTTATAATGGTGGTGGACCAGGTAATATTAGTGGTGGTTCAGGAAACACTCCAAACACATCACCCAGTCAAGGAAATAATGGTGGAAGCAATGCAGTTACTAATAGAGCATCAGGTGGAGGTGGTGGTGGTGCTAGTGCTGTTGGAGCAAATGCAGCTACTCAAACTACTGGAGGTAATGGAGGAAATGGTACAGCTTCATCAATAACTGGTTCATCAGTTACAAGAGGTGGTGGTGGAGGTGCTGGTTCAAACACACAAAATACGGGAGTTCAAACTTCAGGAGGAACTGGTGGGGGTGGTCCTGGTTGTGCAGACTCAACTTCTTCACCCGCTTGTAATGGATTTTCTGGAACTATAAATACTGGTGGTGGCGGTGGTGGTGGAGGTTCTAATGATGTTGGAAACGTAAGAGGCAATGGTGGTGCCGGAGGAAAAGGTATTGTTATATTAAGTATGCCCCTTTCAAGTTTTTCAGGAACTGTAACAGGTTCACCAACACAATCCACATCAGGAAGTAATAAAATTTTAGTATTTAATGGTTCAGGGAGTTACACAGCATAATGGCAAGCTTTGCAAAATTAGATATTAACAACATAGTAACAACGGTAGTTTCTGTTGTTAATGAAGTATTAAAAGATTCAAATGGAGTAGAACAAGAATCTATTGGTATTCAATTTTTAAGAACATTATATAATGAACCAAATGCTATTTGGAAACAAACTTCTTATAATACAGTAGGAGGAGTTCATAGATTAGGTGGTACTCCTTTTAGAAAAAACTTTGCAGGGGTAGGGTATACTTATGATGAAGATAGAAATGCTTTTATTTCACCTAAACTTTATAATTCTTGGGTATTAAATGAAGACACTTGTCTTTGGAATCCACCAATAGTAAAGCCAATTACATATACTCAAAATAGAACTAGTGCATTAGGAGAACCTATTATGGATATATACAGATGGAATGAATTGACTTTATCTTGGGATTTGATAAATAGTTAGTATACTAAAACCATAAAATAAAAGAAAGAATGTCTAAAGTAACAAAAAAACCTAAATTTGAAAATTCATCTTGGAATTTTGAATTAGATAAAATTGAATTTTACGCATTTTGGAACAATGCATTTTCAAAAGAAGAGTGTCAAACAATAATCAATATTGCAAAAAATAAAGGTTTAATTAAAGGAACAACTTTTAATGATGATAAAACAAAGGATGTAAGAAATAGTAAAATATCTTGGTTATATTCTGTTGATGCTATGGATTGGGTATTTCGCAGAGTTACCGACATTACATTAAATCTAAATGAAAGATTTTTTAAATTTGATCTATTTGGATTAAATGAAGGATTTCAATTTACTAACTATGAAGCTCCATCTGGTAAATATGGTAAGCACGTTGATAGAGGAATGAATATACCAGTTAGAAAATTATCTATATCTATTCAACTTACAGATCCTGAAGAATATGAAGGTGGCGAACTTTATCTTTATGATGGAGATGAAGGAACCTTAATGGATAAGACACAAGGAACATTAATAATATTTCCTTCTTATGTATTACATGAAGTTATGCCAGTAACTAAAGGGACAAGAAATTCTTTAGTAACTTGGGTAACTGGAAAACAATTTAAATAATGATTCTTAAAAAACATTCTGTAAATAAATTAAATAATTTTATTTCAGGTTGGTATATAAATAACGATTCACTTTGTGATAATCTTATTAATTATTTTGAAACAAATCCTAATAAATTTAAAGGTAAAATTGGTTCTAAAGGTGAAGTAAAAAAATCAGAAAAAGATTCTACTGATTTATATATTATAGATTTTCAAGTTCCAGTTATAAAAGAATATTTAACACATCTATATTTTGTAATTAAAGAATATCAAAAACAATATATCTATTCTAATATTGGTCAAAGTTCTTGGAGTTTAAAACCATTTAATCTTCAAAGATATTTACCAAATGAAGGTTTCCATGCTTGGCATACTGAAAGACATAATGTTGGTTCTTCTTTAAGACATTTAACTTTTATGACTTATCTTAATAATGTTAATGATGGTGGTGAAACTGAATTCTTTTATCAAAAACTAAAAATTAAACCTGAAAAAGGATTAACACTTATTTGGGGTACTGATTGGACATTTACTCATAGAGGAATTCCATCTAAAACAGAAACAAAATATATAACAACTGGACATTATCATTATGATAGTTAAAAAATTATCTATAAAAGAAACTATTAAAGCTTATACAAACGAGAATGGTTTTTCTTGGGGTATCAATACAGTAATGAAGTCTTTAGCACCAGGTGTAAGTCATGATCTTACCTCCGCTGGAGGAACATTCATTATAGATAGATGGGATAGTGAATTACCAAAGCCCTCGTTACAAGAAATTAGAGACGAGTATATAAGACAGCAAACCATTGCGGAATGTATTAAATATTACGAAGAAAAAAGTTTTAAAGGTTTTATAAAAAAATTATTTAGTTAAATAAATTATATTCATTTCATGAATATAGAATTTGTTAATCAATATCTCTCAAATATTAAATGGAATTTAGATAATTCTCAATGGCAAGTTTCAGGTATTATAGATCGTATTTCTAATGAATATCTAAAATTTGATATAAGATTTTTAAATGATTTTAATGATAAAAAAGGTAAACTTATAAATTCTAAAAGTCAGGCAGATAAGGTCTTATTTGAAGATAATCAAAATTGGATTTTAGTTGATACTCAAGAACTTATTAAATATATGAAAGAATATAGTTTAAAAGAAGTAAAATTAGAAGAATTGATTAAAAGCATAGAATGGAATATAATATTGCCAAAAAAGTAGTGCATTTACTAATATAATCTATATAAAGGAAGGCTTATGCCTTTACAGAAGATACAATTTAAGCCAGGATTCAATAAACAACAAACTGCAACCGGAGCCGAAGGGCAATGGATAGATGGTGATAATGTTAGGTTTCGTTATGGAGAACCACAGAAAATAGGTGGTTGGCAAGAATTAGTTAATAAAACCCTCGCGGGCGTCGCGCGCGACCAGCTTACTTGGACTGCATTAGATGGTAAAAAATATGCAGCTATTGGTACTTCTAAATTATTAGTTATTTATTATCAGGGTCAGTTCTTTGATATTACACCTCTTGGCACGGCTTTAACTTCATGTACCTATACATCTACAACAAGTTCAACAACGATCACTATTAATAAAGCAGGTCATGGTTTAGAGGTTGGTGATTATATTATATTTACATCTGTTACAACTCCAGGTTCACCTACAACTGGATATACCTCTGCAGATTTTACAACAAATACTTTTGAAGTTAAAACAGTTCCAACATCAGGAACCTTTACAGTCACTATGGCAACTGCTGAAACAGGAACCGGTGTAACGGCTGGAGGTACTATTACTACAACTCCTTATGTTATTATCGGACCTAATTTTCAAACACCTGCTTATGGTTATGGCACTGGATATTGGGGTGGAACTATTCCAACTTCAGTTACAACATTATTAGATGGAAATCTTAACAACTCAGCTACAACAATTACTGTAGATTCAACTGCTGCATTTCCAACGTCCGGTCGAATAGATATTGATACAGAATTAATTACTTATTCAGGTAAAACTTCAACTACTTTTACAGGTTGTGTTCGAGGTGTAAATGGATCTACCGCTGCATCACACTCAGATAATGCAGTAGTAACTGATGCAACATCTTGGGTTGATTGGGGTGAAGAATCAAATACTGCAGGTGTAACACTTGCACCAGGATCCTGGTCACTCGATAACTTTGGACAGATTCTAGTTGCAACAATTAAGAATGGTCAAACATTTACTTGGAACCCTGCAACTCCTGGAGCCACATCAACAAGAGCAACTATTGTATCTGGTGCACCAACGGCTTCTGTTATGAGCATTGTTTCAGATAGAGATAGACATTTATTTTTAATGGGAACAGAGACAACCATTGGAACACCATCAACACAAGATCCAATGTTTATAAGATTTTCAAATCAAGAAGACATTAATACTTATTCACCAACAGTAACTAACACTGCAGGAACATTTAGACTAGATACGGGTAACGAGATTATCGGAGCTATACAAGGTAAAGATTATATCTTTGTACTTACTGATGTTGCTGCTTATGTTATTCAATTTGTTGGCCCTCCATTTACATTCTCTGTAAGACAAGTTGGAACGAACTGCGGATGCGTTGGTCAACATGCTATGGTTTATGCACAGGGTGCCGTGTTTTGGATTGGATTTGGTGGTGGATTCTTTGTCTATGATGGAACGGTTAAACAGTTGCCATCGTTAGTTGAAGACTTTGTATTTACAGATTCTGGAGACAATTTAGGGTTTAATTTTGATGCAAGTCAAATAACATATGGTTATCATAACTCATTATACAATGAAGTAGGTTGGAATTATGCAAAAGCAGGATCAACACAGGTTGATAGAAACGTAGTTTATAATTATCTTGAAAACACTTGGACGACAGGATCATTAGCAAGAACAACTTATGCAGATGCATCCACATTTGATTTACCTTATGCAACAGAATTTTATTCAACTAACACTCCAACATTTCCAACTATTAATGGTGTAAGTAATTTAAATGGAGCAACTAAATACTGGGAACATGAAACGGGAGTTAATGAAGTATCTGCAACGGGTGTTAAAACATTAATTGCAGCTTTTATAGAATCAGGAGATTATGATATTTCAGAACAAGGTTTAGGTGGAGATGGTCAATTAATTATGCG